GAAAACACTTGAAAAACGCAGTTGATAGCTAAATGCATTGGTTGTGAGACTTCTAACAATAATGTCATTCTGACGACATCGTCCTCTTCTTTCCAATCGGGGTCATGTTCCTTGTACCACCTATTTATTACTTTTCCTGCTGTCAGGATAAAGCAAAACCAGGTGACACCATCAAAGGAATAAAAATCTCCATCGAATCCTCGGAAGCCAACCTCTCGTAAGTACCGAAATTCATTCGTCCACTCCATACTACGCACATTGATGCCTGGACTACTCCAGCCAATTGTACGAAAGCAATGAAAGAACTCAGAAAAAGCACCAAAATATCTCTTACTCAAAATTAAGTGCGACAGCGGTGCAGCAGTATACTCGCGAGTGTTGGCTTCCTCAACCTTAACCAAAGAACGCTTCTCACTCTTCAAACAACTAATCCATAAACTCAACTCAGGGATAACTCCTAACTTCGCTAATCGTAAACGATCATCAAGGTCCTTACGTAACTCTTTACTCTTCACTTTGTATTGATTTTCACTAACTTCAGCAAAAAGAAACCGCTTCCCCTTCTGGCCCTTGGGTCTTAACAACACAAGATACCAACCAGGAGAAGACTCCATTGAAACGCGCTGCATATACGGATGGCCATCAATTCCATTAATAGCTTCATCCTCCGTATACACGCGAACTCTCCACTGTGGCTTTTTCTGCATAAAATCAGCAAACATCCATTCGGCCGCTGCCTCAACTAAGTGATCAGGTAAATCATCCGTAGGAGATTTAAACTTGCTGGTCGCCAACACTAACGGACTAAGACCATCTTCTCGGACATAGCGAGGATCATTTTTTGACAAGACACTCGGCAACTTCGCTTCCTTCGACCAAGGCACATCTAATCCAATATATTTTGGATGTAAAGGTGATTCGGCTAAAGTACTTTTTTCACTCAAGTTCACTGAGAACTCGGGCAACAATGAGCCAATATACCTATAATCTGAACTCTCCAAAGGTACAACTTTAGGATAAACTTCCACAAAAGGATGAGTCAAACACTGGGGCATATCAACAAAATGCTGCTTAAGAAATTCTGTTACTGT